CCCATGCTGTCTGGTGCTGTTGCCCGGCCTGCCAAGGGTCGTCCTCCCTCTGTCGCTTGCAGCGACATCTCCCTCCGGCCGGAGGGAGTCTGTCCTGTCAGGGGAGCTGGCGCGTCAGCGCCTGAGAGGTCCTGCCGGATCAGTGCTCTAAACTTCCACCACGATTTCCTTTTCGTCGACATCTTTTTCCGCCCCGATCTCCACCATCGGCGGGCTGTTTTTCTCGCCAAGGCCATTGTCCCCGGGCAGCATGGCTGCGGCCCGCTCGGCCACGGTCATCAGCACCTTGGTCATGTTGGCCGCGTCCTTGTCGGTCATGGTTCGCCCCTCGTACCGTTCCAGCTGCCGGGCCAGCAGCTTTTCCTCGTCGGGGTCCAGCTGGCGGTCATAGCTGCCCTGGCTGGCATATACCACCAGCCCCACCTCGCCTGCGTCCGCCAGGGCCTCGTCCTCGCTTTTCAGCAGGGTCCCAATGGCAAAATCCCGGGCCCGGGCCGCCTCGTCCAGCCTTGCGTGCAGCTTCTGGCTCACCTGTGCGGCCCGCCGGTTTTCTTCCACCCGGCTCTGCAAATAGCTCACCTGGGCCCGGGTGCCAAGGCTGGCCCGCAGTGCGATCTCCCGCGCCGCTGCCCGCCGTTCCTCGGCCCATACGTCATCCCGCTTGGCTTCTTCCGCCACCCAGGTGCGGATGGTGCTCTCCGGTACGCCGTACCGCCGTGCCACCGCACAGATGGAGTTTGTGGTCAGTATAGCCATTACAACCTCGGCCCGGAACTTGGGCGGGTACTTCCGGCCCCGCTGCCGTCCCTGCACCGTGTTTTTGCAGTACGCCCGTTTCTTCTCGGCCATTGCCACACCTCCCCTCTGTCGCAAGGCCCTCTCTTTTGCGTCTGCTTGCACCCATGCGGTCTGGTGCCGCAGGCGACTGAGAGGTTTTCTTTCCCTCAGCCTATCACAAACCTCAACGCAAAAATACTGCGTACTTTTTGGCAGCACAAAAAGGCCGGGTGCTCATTCATCCAGCCTTTATTCGCCGCAGCAAAATTTACAGCAATCCCCGCCGGGCAGCCGCAATGGCCACGGTGCTCAGCGCCTCCAGCTCCTTGCGGTAGTAGGTCGTCCGGCAGATGTACAACTCCGGGATCACCCGCTCCTCCGGCTGGTCTTCCAGATACCGCAGCCGCAAAAGCCTGGCACATACCGGGTCTGCCTGGTCGTAGTAGGCCAGCGTCTCCTCCACCACCTCGCGCCAGGCTTCCGGGGTTGCTTCACAGGCCCCGCGGCCATACTGCCGCAGCGCCTTTCGCACCGTCTTCTTCTGCCCTCTGGTCACCTGCTCACCTCCGGCTATTTAACGTGCGCAAGAATATCCTGCGCGTTTCTCGCGCAAAATTCTGGTACTCTGTCTGTCAGGTGCGAACTTTCGCACCATCACCACATAGCAGCGCAGATCATCTGCATCCCAGCCGTCTTTCGGCTCTGCCGGGCCCTCTGGCTCCGGCACCACACAGCGCACGAATTTCCACCCCGGGTATTTCTGCTCCCACCAATAGGCGCTGTCCCGGCACTCGGTGCAGCCCACGCGCAGCTGCTTGCGGCTCCATCGGGTGTCGTTGGGCACCTGCTCCTCCGGCTGGATCAGGTTTCGGCTCTCGTACCAGCACAGGGCGCTGTGCTTGCAAAAGTAGGTGATGAGATCATCCAGCCGATTCTGCAGGTTCAGGCGGTCGGCGTTGGCCGTGCCCAGCGGCTCATAGCTTCCGTCCGGCTGCCGCAGCGCCCACTTGTCCTCCAGCATCTGCCGGAACTGGGCATTCTGCCGCATGGTCAGCCCGGCGCACTCCACTAGAATGTGGTGGTGGAACCGCCCCGCCTTTCGTCCGCAGGCCGTCAGCCCCATGAAGCGGATATCCGCTTTTTTCACGTCAAACGCCTTGCACGCGGCCAGCACCACCCGCCGCATCCAGTTGCGCAGATCTTTCTTGGCCTGCTCCCAGTCCTCCGGGAGATATCCGTCCTCGTAGGTCAGCGTCACGTTGAACCCCAGCACCGTAAAATTGGCATTGGCCTTTTGCACCCGGTAGCGCCGCGCGTGCTCCGCGTTCCGGCGGCGCTGGCGCTCTGTGCTGGGCCTGCCTTTCTTCCGGCGCTTGGCTGCGTGCTCCTCCGGGGTGATGGCATACAGGTCCACCTCCATGTACTCTTTCCCGCATAGAGTCCGCTTCTCTCTGGTGTAGGTTCTTCGCATCCCGGTATCCTCCTGCTGGCGTGTCGTTGCTGGCGTTCTTTCTTTATCCCGGTTCCCACCGTCATAGAAATAACGGGTATACTAGCTCCCCCAAGCGCCCGCCCGGACGCTTTTTATAAATAGGTACTTATGAAATGTAACGGATACGGTGGACGTGTTCGGTCCATCGTATCCGTTGCCTTTCATAATAAGATCACGGTTCTGCCGGCTTTCCCATGGCACTCCACTGCCCATAGGTCAGCTCTCGCTTGCCCTGCTTTTTGGCCTTTCGGTTGTAAACCAGCAGGTCATGCACGTCCCACTGTAAAGCCGTTGGGTGAGAAATTCCCCGCAGCGGCTCCGCTTTCCGGTGCACGGCAGCCTTTCGCTTTGGCTGCAATTCCCGCATCTCGCTCACCCGTGTCATCCGGGCCACCCCCAGTCTGTCGTTTACTCCGCCCTTGTTGTAGCAGGAGTAGATGCTGGTCTCGCTGCCAAACAGCCCGCTCTCCACCAGCTCCCAGGCCGTGCCGCGGCCCAGCAGCTTGTCCCGTGCATCATAGCAGCTGTAAATGTACATGCTCCGCAGCGCTTTCTGCGGCGTGGTCATTACAAAGGTCTTCACTACTTTTTCCCGCTCAATGCGGTACTTCCGGGGCTTCTTGCATTCCCGGTTCTTGCGGTAGCTGGTCGATAGAACCCCCGCATCCCGGAACAGCCCCAGCCCCACCAGCTTTGCCGCGTCCCCTTTGGCCACCAGTGCCCCGCTCTTAGCATCGTAAATGCTGTAGATGTATCTGCACCCCATGGTCAAACCCTCCTGCGGAACGCTTCGCCCACGGCTGCGTCCCGCACGGTAGCCATTTTCCGGTCCATGGCAGAGGCGTCAAATACATTCAGCACCTTGGCGCAGCTCTTCCGGCCCGTCGCCGCCAGGGCTGCACGTTTTAAAAATTCCACCTCCTGGGCATGGTAGTGCTGGCGCTGGGCGGCCAGCTCCTTGCTGTCCTCCACATCCTCCACCACAATGTCGTCGGTTTTCAGGGCGTCGCAGGCACATTTCCGCATCCGCTCCATCGCCACGTCAATGCCATCCTCTTTTCCCCAGGTGTTCACCTGGTCGTAGTTGTGCCGCGTCTCATCGTATAGGCGGTTCAGCCGGTCCGGGCCAAACCCCAGCACTTCCATGCAGGCCCTGGCGTGCAGTTGCCAGGCCATGGTCGCCGCCCGGTCCCCCACGATCTTGAGCTGCTGCTCCCTGCGGTTCCGTGCCGCCCGCAATGCAGGCA